CTCGATTAATTGTGTCTATTTCATTGACGGAATTTAAATCAGAAGTACTAGGTGAATTATAATTGTATAGAGAATCTCCCACATTTTGAATAGACATATTTTCTAATAGTTGGTTTATTTTATTATTTTTTGTTTCTTGAACCATCAGATGCTGATCAATTGTAGTTGGGTCGGTTAATGTATTATTGTATTGCGATGTATTATTTTCATAAAGAGAATAACCTTCTATATTTTTCGTGTTTTGTTGTGGTTGTTTGTTAATAGATGGAGTTATTTCTTCAGTTTCTTTATTCAAATTATTTTCTAAAAAAGGAGTTTTAAATGATTTTTTAATTGTAGGTATTCTTTTCTTTGAAATATCTGATGTTGATGTCCATGGTGAAGCATTTAACAATAAAGACATATATAAATACATATGACATTATAGAAACATTGAGTTCCGCAAATAATAGGAAAGATGAGAGAATATTAATGTTTTTTAAGTATCATAATATGTCATCATTCATAGTAATAATATATTATATTAATTTTATCCCTCCTCTCTATACAATCAATCTATAAAAATGCTACATCTAATAACATTCCTTTACTATAATCGCATATAATTAGTTAATACATTACACAAACAACACCTTTGTATTTTCGTTTTATTGTATCTCCTTCAAAGAAAGTAAATATCAAATACTATTATTATTATATACGTTATTCATTTTTTTGTAAAAAATGCGAATAATAAACCATATATTTTTAATAACCTTGTTTCTTTCACTTTTAACATTCTTTTTGTATTTTTGTTACACACAACAATTTGTAAAATTTATGTCGAGTATTTTAGGAAAATTAATACTAATATTATTAATCATATTTTACACTTCTATCCATAAAATATATGGCGTTCTAGTTTGTTTAATTGTTATTTGTTTTTATGAATTAAATAGTACTAAATGGCTAACTGAGGGGTTCTTTGATACAGGTTCTTTGTGTCAAAATAATAATAGTGGGGAATGTGGATGCAATAAATGCAATAAATGTTTAAAAAATAAGGTGGATAACCAAACTTATTTAAATGTTATTGATTTAGAAGACAATTTAACTGAACGGAAAAAAACGGAATTTCAAAAAAGACATTGTTCTCCAGATGGTAAGTTAATATATAAAGGATTTCCTGTAAAAAAAGATCTTTCTGATATTGTTTTCCCAGAAATTAAATACGGAGATCAATACAATAGGTGTAATTTATGCGATAAAAATTGCGATTTTACAATAATAAAATAAAACAAATAAAACAGTATATAATATATTACTACGAAATACATACGAAATGAAAAAGAAATCATACAAATCTCGAAATAATTTACCAAAACACGATGTGCCCTCTTTTCATAATTCTTCGTCCTCTTCACCCCCCTTAAAATCCTCTTTTTTTTCATTACCACCTCCTCCTGATCTTACTAATAATTCTAGTGTTTTCGAATATATGAAATATGGTTTTTTTACAGTTGATCAACAAATACAATATTTAAATAATTCTAAAATATTTGCTGGTTTAATTGTTATTATTTTAAATATTGCGGGGAAATTTGTTAATTTTAAATTGAGTAAAACAATGGAAAGTTATATGAAACACACTTTTAGTAGAAATATATTAATATTCTGTATTGCTTGGATGGGTAGCAGAGAAATTTACGTTGCTATTCTAATAACCTTCTTATCTATTTTACTCATGGATTTTGTTTGTAATGAGGAGTCAGGATATTGCATGTTACCTGAAACATTTAAGGATTATCATATTTCTTTGTTAGATAAAAACAAACCAACAAAAGAAGAAATAAAAAATGCAAAAGAAATATTGGAAAAAGCAGGAGAAAATATTGATTTGAATCCGAGTTATATCAATAAAAAATGAACCTGCAAATATACTTACACCTTTTCTCATTTAAAACGCCCATTTTATTAGGAAAAAAAATAAGAAAAAAATGTAAAATCAATAGTAGAATTTACACCTACGATGGTGTTACCTTTTCATCTTCTCTGTTTTTATTTGAATTTGTGAAAGACGAAATTTGAAAACATGATGGTTGCTCTTGTTTATCTATCCAACAAATCGTTAAATTCATTATGTTTATGGAAGAATTAGCATCTCTGGTTCTAAATACGATTTTTTTAATTTTGCAACTCACGCAGTTAGAACAGACTAATAACCTAAATACTTTATTCCCTTCTTTATCTTTTATAATATTCCAAATCATTATTACAATCGCAATATTTTTTACTTGTATTACATTCGTTTACTGTAATTGTATCATATTTCTTATGTATTAGTTTCCTTAATCCTTTAACGGTTATACATCCAAATATAGATATAAATAATATTTGGAATTTACAATTATTTTATAAATACCTTACATATATTGGTTTCATATTTTATTATTTACCAGTAAAATATGAATTTACAAAAATGGTAGAAACGTTAAAGGGTTAGTTCTTTATTCATAGCAGGCATAAAATATTTCATTTGTGTGCTTCTACTCAAATTTCCATAACCAATAAGAATATTTCTCCAATAGTTTATGTAACTCTTTAACAGTTGTACATACAACTATTGAGGGAATCGCTGGTGCAAATAGTTTAGGAAGATAAACCCATTTTCAGGAATGGAATGTAGGAAAATGGATGTAACAATATTTCACGAGGACATTTGTGTAATTTTCAGAATCGTATGTTGAAACGAATAATGGTCGTTTGTTTTTATATGTTATTGTAACATATAATTAATATATGGATATTCCTATATTAATTATATGTTACAATAACTATAAATATGTTAAAAATACTATGCGACAAATAAAATTAATAAATCAAAATTACTATAAAAATATTCACATAGTGAATAACAACTCAACTTGTTCTGATACTATTGCTTTTTTACAAAGTGTCAATGAGGATGGCGATGTCAAAATAATTAACAATTATGAAAATGGCGGTCCCTGGATTACACCGTGGAATAATTGTCATATATATTCAGATCTTCCTGAAAAATACATATTGACAGACCCTGATTTGGAATTAAATTCAAATATTCCAACAAATTTCATTGAAATATTAGCAGAACTATCTGATAAATATAAATCCGGAAAAGTTGGATTTGCTTTGGATATAAACGACTTTGACAAAATGTATCAATGTGGTTACGTTTTTAAATCAGAAATAAATTCGTTTATTACAATTTATAAGCATGAAATTCAGTATTGGGAAAACAAAATTAACGATGACCAATATACATTGTATTATGCAAATTTAGATACAACGTTTTGCTTAATAAATAAAAAATATGATTATTACGTAAATGATATTCGAGTTGCTGGTAATTTCACTGCAAAACATCTGCCTTGGTATATTGACAACAAAATATACAATCCTTATCAAAAATACAAATATTATTCAAATAATAATATTTCAACTATGTCAAAAATATTCATTAATCACATAACTACTAATTATTTGATACTGAATAAAAACGATGAATTAATATTAATAAAAAAAGATGAAAACGACATGAATATATCATTTTGGGAAAAAATATTTTCTGGATGGAAAAGCGAACTTTTTTATATTCTTAACAAATATTTGAAGAAAGACAAGATATTTATTGATATAGGTGGATGGATTGGAACAACTGCAATATATGGGTCACGTAAATCAAAGCATGTTTATTCCATTGAAGCCGATATTCAATCATTTCATGATATGAAAAACAACTTAGGCATAAATTGTGATGATAACTATACCTTGATTAATAATGTGATGTACAATATTGATAATATAGATATTGCTTTTGGTAAAAATCGATTCTTAAAAGACTCGCGATTCAATGACTCTACTTCTCAGATACACGGCGTAGAGGATGCTATTGACCAAAACAATTATTTGTTAAAAACGATAAATATAAAAAGTATGATAAATAAATACAATATTGATTGTAAAACAATATCTCTTATTAATGTTGACATTGAGGGAGGTGAAGAACATATTTTAAATGATTTGAACGATATTCGCATTTTTTATAACATTCCAATGTACATTAGTTTTCATTATGATTGGTGGAAAAATAAAGATTTAAACCGATTTGAATTTTTATCAGAAGAAAATAAAAATGACATTCTTTTACACCCGTTTACATCGATTTTATTTGATGATACAATTTGAAAGAAACGCTAACTAACAAATATGTCTTTTGGAACGAATAAAAAATAATTTCAACGGGCGGATGATATCAACCCTAATTTTTTGGTTACTTTTTAAAAAAGATTAACCAAAAAAATATTAAAAACTATTATATATATACATTTTTAACCCTTATTCGTTCAAGAGAGTTGTATATATTATCAAATAGCGTATGTTATATAGAATATTTGAAACCAATTATAGTTCATTCTAATAAATATTATTGTATTGTTAAAGAAATGTTTACCGACGGTTCCGTCGGTTGGAACGAATAAGGGTTAATCCTTATTCATTTTAATCTGCAAATATACACATTAATATTTTTATTATTTTTAAACTATATATTATAATTACATCATATCTCGTTTCAAATATTTATACAACGTTAAATATTTGAAATTTATAAAATATTTGAAATGAATAAAGGTTAATACTTTTTTTCAAGCTTTTTTATTTTTTGTAAGAGGTTTGTCCCATTTTTCTTTTCGGTCGGTGTAATACAATATTTATGTTATATTATGGATGATTGTTTAACCCTTATTTTAAGGGTTTATTATAAGTTATCAAATATTCTGATCCCATTGTTGTTCTAATAATTGATTTGATAAAATGAAAGTAATGTTTACCGACGGTTCCGTCGGTTCGAACGAATAAGGGTTAATTATAAAATCGTATAGGGTGAAATCAATTTAATAATTATTTCAAAATATAGTATTTTATATTAACATTACAATCCAAATGGTATTTGACACTATTTGTAACAAATCTGAATCGAATAAAGGTTAAAACCAATATAAAGAAATATCAATTAAAATAACTACCATGGATTTTAAGTTTATAGACGTAAGTAAGTTACAAAATGTGATATATGAAGATTATCCATTTCCTCATACAATCATTGATAATTTTTTTAAAAATGATGTGTTAAGTGATATATTATTTAATATAAATAATTTAAGCGATGAACAAGCTAATAGCGCATTTGTAAATCCATATTGTACACTTGAATATAACAAATACGCTTTTAATAATAA